ATGGGCGCATCGGCGCTGGTCAAAACAGGTAGCGGGCAAGATGTGCTCTCTACAGGTGGCATGGAGACCCCCAGTCGTGGCGTGGAGACCCCCACCCGTGGCCCCCTTTCAGGAACTGTCTTTGAATCGACCACGCTCCGGGGCGTCCGGTGCGTGCGCCTGTCTGTCCTGACTGACGAGACCACCAGCCCCGAGCGGCAGCGTGAGGCCGACGACATAGCCGCTGCGGCACTCGGCATCGACTTCGGCGAGGGTGACCAGCTCCGCGAAGCGGTCGACCTTGACGTGTCCGCTAGCAAGATCAGCCCGTTCGACCGTCCGGAGCTTGGGCAGTGGCTTGCGCGTCCGGACGAGTTCGACGCGTTGGTGTTCTGGCGTTTCGACCGAGCGATTCGGTCCATGGCGGACATGCACGAACTCGCGAAGTGGGCCCGGACGCATCGCAAAATGTTGGTGTTCGCCGAGGGCATCGGCGGGGGTCGAATGGAGTTCGATTTCCGCAATCCCATGAGTGTCACGGCCGAACTCATGATGATGTTGTTCGCGTTCGCCGCTCAAGTTGAGGCACAGAGCACCAGCGACCGGGTAACCGGTGCCATGGCTGCCATCCGGAAAATGGCGCTGCGTTGGCGGGGTGGCGGTCGCCCCCCGTACGGGTACATGCCCGCCCCCATGCCCGCGGCACACGGCGGTATCGGGTGGACCCTGGTTCAGGACCCGGACGCCGTAAAGATCATTCTCCGCATCGTCAAAGAGCTGTTGGAAGGCGCGACCGTTTCAGCGGTAGCCGCTGGCCTGAACGCGGACAGCATCCCGAGCCCGCGCGATCACTGGGCCGTGAAGATGAAGCGGGAGCGGGGCGGGAAGACCGGAGCGGCCAAGGGAAAGCACGTCGTACGCGACGTGTTCCGGTGGACCCCGACGGTCATTACGCGGATGCTGCGCAATGAGACGTTGCTCGGCTGGAAGATGCACAAGGGCAAGCCTGTCCGGGATGCCGAGGGCAACCCGATCATGGCGACCGAATCCCCGATCCTCACGCGCGAGGAATTCGACCGCATCGGGGCACTGCTCGACTCCCGCAGCATCGACAACGGAGAGCGTAAGGACACGGACGCGCTACTCCTGCGAGTCATCCACTGCGACTCTTGCAAGGGACGCATGTACCTGTCCAAGCCGTCCAAGAACGGTGCGAGCGTGAACCCGTTCTACAAGTGCAACAGCCACGCGCGGGGTGACCTGTGCGAACTGCCCGCCAACATCCGGGCTTCATGGGTGGACGAGTACGTTGAAGCTGAGTTCCTGCGTCTGGTCGGATCGATTCAGACGAGAACCGTAGTCGAGATCCCCGGATACGACCCGGGCCCCGAGCTGAACGCCACCCTCGCCGAGTTCGCCGAACACCAGGAACAGCAGGGACGCCAGAAGTCGCGACACGCGCGGCAGGCGTGGCAGGAACGTGCGGACGCACTCGACAACCGGATAGCTGATCTTGAGTCCCGGGAACGGACCGAACCGCAGCGAGTCGTGACACCGACCGGTCGCACGTTCGCGGACGAGTGGGCAGTGATGGACACCGCGGGCCGACGCGCCATGCTCGTTGAAGCCGGGGTTCGGCTCGACGTACGGCGCGGTGTCCGGGGCGGTTGGCGCAAGCTCGACGTACGGCGCGTGGACTTCAACATGACGGGCGAGCTGGACCCGGTAGCGGACGAACTCGCACCCCTCGCCGACTTGGCCGCAGCGGAGAACGACCCGGTCAAGGATGCGCCTACCACCCCGGGCAACTCGATGCGGGTTGCCGAGACCGATCCTGGGCTCTCCGCCCCGGAGCCGGTTGGCGAACTGGTCGCTGCGTAGCCGCTCGGGGTTCCGCTATTCTCGCGGCAGCCCGTTGCCGGTATGGAGTGCGGCGGGTCAGGTTGCGGTCCCATTCGGGAATGCAGCAGTACAGCCGTAGCCGCTCTCAGAGCCCCGGACAGTCCCTGTGACCGCCCGGGGCTCTTCCACGTCCGCAGACAGGCGTACAGAGCTTCCGGGGGCACGCGCTCGACGCCCCGGTCCGGCCGTTCAGCGGGGCGAGGGGTGGCGGAGTGGTGAAACAGACCTATTTTTTTGAATGCATAGAAAAAATATAGAGAAAACAGGAAGAGGGTCTGTCTCGTCACGTCATCACCCCGGCTCCGGGCAAGGCTTGCTCTCCACTAGGTAGTGAGACAGGGACCGGCTCAACCCGCAGGGGCTCCGGGCAAGGCTTGCTCTCCACTAGGTAGTGAGACAGGGAGTACCGCGCACCCACCCCGCAGGGGGGAACACGGTGGTCTGAGTGCCCGAGTCTCACTACCAGCTCTGTCCGTGCAGCACGCACCCCGCAAGGGTGGCCGCAGTGGTCGTGTGGCAGAGCGCGGGGACTGCACTTCCTGATGAGTGGTGCAGTCCCCATGTCGTTCCGGACCGGTCCTAGGTCTACTCGGCGGGGCGCAGTACCTCGCGTACACGGTCCAGCCCTACGCGCCGGATGAGCGGTGCAACGGGCACGCTGAACGTCGCTCCGGGCTTGCCGCCAACGTCGATGACCCGTTCCGGGAACAGACCCTCGCGGGCTTGGACCAAAGCGTCTGCGGGGTCGATGCCGAGCACTTCCGCCGCTTTGGCGAGCGGGACCGTGGGCGGTAGTTCGTAGTCCGGAGTGCTGCCGTTTCTGTCGCCCCGCACGGTCAGAACGATGTCTCCGAGTGGGTCCATGCCCGGGGTCACGGTCGGCCGTTCGTCACTGGTCATGCCATCCACGCTAGCGACGCAGTGCGTTCCGGGACCGGACTTCAGTCACTTGTGAAACGTGAAACGCAGCGACCATCTATGGCCGTTCGGGCTTGAGCTGGTGGCGGTGCTTGTCAGGCACTCCCGTCGGGCTATCCCACTCGTCGGTGAAACCCGACCCGTCTTGGTCCCACCACAGTTCATACCCGCATGTCCAGCACCAACCGGCCATCAGTCCCGCTCTCTCAGCGGGCGACAGGTGCACCACCCGCCGGGTTTCGTCATTAGCCACGGGCTCAACCGTATCTCTGAGGGGGCGCACATGCGCTGTATCGACTGTCCCGCGAACGCCACCCATCGGGGCCGTTGCGAACTGCACCACCGCGCGTACGAACAGCGGGGGCCGGTCCGTTCGCGTCGAGCGAGGGGGCGGCGTCGTGCGGCACGTTACGAGGGGGCCGAACGGCTCCGTGCCCGGGTGGATGAGCGCGGGGCCGGCTGGTGTGCGTGGTGTCTCGACACCTTCCCCGCGGCGCAACTGGAGATCGACCACGTGCGTCCGCTCTCCCTCGGGGGCGAGGACACAGACCACAATGTGAACGTGCTGTGCGTCGGCTGTCACCAGCTCAAGACGAACACGGAGTCCGCGCCCGTGCACGGGCGGGAAACCAAGTAGTCTCCCGCCCGCAGGATGTCTCAGTCCTGGTTGTCTATTTCCTTTCGCCGATCGGCGCGAGTCTGCTCGTGCCTGCGTGCCCTCTCTTGCTCGCGCTGCCGCTGCCACTCGCGCAACAGTTCCTTGCGGTGGGCGGAGGACTGCGGCCACACGGCCCGGAGGAACCGCGGAACGCCGAAGACGACAATGCCGAGTGCCACGACACCCACGACGGCCCACCACGGGGCTGTATCTGGCAGGAAAAACATGCTCTGAACCTCTTCCGACCTTGAACGGTCGGGCGGGTCACCTAGGCAGCCAGTACGGCGTTCCCCAACGCGCAACTGAACCTGTGCCCACCCCGGTTGGTGCTCACGGGGACGGCATGGTTAGGCCCACGGGGGGTGATTTCTGGTGTTCGTTCGAGCGGGAGGGGCGCCCACACGGTCACATCGCTCGCGGTGGCGCGACCTAGCAGACCAGAGAGCAGAAGGAGGAGTAGCCGCACAACGAACCCGATCAGGCACGCGATCAGTTCGGCTAGCGCACTCAGGAACTCCCGTACTGCTTCCCGTCGTTCGTCGGCCGTAGTCGCCATACGCATCCCGTATGCAGCACTTTCGAGCCGGACAGAACGATACGTCTTAACGCCGAAGAAAGTGTCGAGAAGGAAGTCATTGGCGCCAGCGGTGCCCTCAAGGTGCGACACCAATAGCGAGCGGCGAGAGACCTTGGAGGACTTGCCCCACAACTCTAGGAGTGCATCGACCAAGCCGGGCGGTGTGTAATGCCCGCCGCCCGATTCAGTCCCGGGCTCTTCCATCGCACTCCCTCCCTGCTCCTTCGAACGACTCTACCGGCTGCCACTGACACCCCACGCGAGTGCGGCTACAGCCCGAGGGCACAGCATCCTTGGGTTCCCCCAGCTGACTCCGTGGCGGTCGCTGTGCCGCTCATGAGCGGCAGGCGAACAACCTTCGGGAGACTGAGGGGGCTACGGACTCCATGGCGACTGTGCACCGGGGCCGCGCGAGTAGTCGAGCGTCCTGGCCCACCAGGACAGTTCGTGCCATGCCTGTGCTTCCCCGCGCTCCCAGACGTGCGCGTGTTCCACCACTTCCAGAGCGCTGGATACGTGGTGCCCGATCACGGCGAGCTGGTCGCGGGTGCCCTCGGGCAACAGGTCCTCGCGGGCATCCATCATCGTGCGAAGTTCCGCAGTGCAGCGGGTGAGGCGTTCGCGCATCGCTCGGATGCTCTCCGGGGACGGCTGAGTGTGTGTGACACGGCTGGTGAACTCTCCCGCTGCGAGCGCATGCCAGTAACTCGCCTCACGGAACAGCGGTGTGAAGACGCGGTCCGGTACACGGCTGAACGGCGGCGACGGGTGCTCCTCGCCCCTCGCCATGGCTACGGCGCGTGCCCTGGTGACCCACTGTTTGACCAGTTCAGTCACGTCGTTGTTGACGACCACGGCGTATCTCCTGTCGATCCTGGTAGCGGTGGTTCGAGACTGCCCGATGGGGCGGCCCTGGTCGGCACCGACAGTGCACACGGGATGCCTGGTGCGTCACATGCTCATCTATCGGTGGTGATCCATGCATGCCTAGACGACCCCGCCGACCGTGCACCATCCCCGGGTGCCCCGAGCTGACCCCCCGTGGTGGTCGCTGCCCCGCCCATGAACGTGAGGCGAACGCCGATCGTGCGTCCCGTGGTGGTGCTGTCTATACGACCCGATGGCAGCGCATCCGGCGCGCGTACCTCTACGCACATCCGTGGTGTCTGCTGTGCGGCAGCTCGGCGACGGTTGCGGACCATCACCCTGCGAGCCGGCGAGAGCTGGTGGCACGGGGCGAGCCGAACCCGGACGCATGGGGACACCTTCGTCCGCTGTGCACGTCATGCCACAACCGGGAGACAGCCGTTCGGCAACCCGGTGGGTTCGCTGCCGAGCATCGTTCACGGCGTGAGTCGGGTGAGTCCGACCGTCCGCCGTTCTGACGCGGTGGCCCCCGGGCGGGGTCCCCCTGCCCTCCCTCTAGTTGAGCGGCAGGGAGGCGTTTCTTTCGCATGGCTAAATGGACCATTCTTGCGGGGTGCCCAATTGTCCGAACGGGCCATTCTCAGTGACCGAATATCCCGCAGAATGCGGGCCAGTCCCTCGTTGAGATTCAACGGTACGCCGTGTGTCCTATGGACCGGACCGGTTAGCCGCAAGGGCTACGGCGTCACAAATAGCGATGATAACGCGACCACCGTGCAGGTCCACCGCGTCGCGTATGAGGCCGCACACGGCCCAATACCTGACGGGCTGGTGATTGACCACCTATGCAGGATTCCTGCGTGTGCCAACCCCGAACATCTTGAGGCAGTGACCAACGCCGAGAATGTACGGCGCGGCTCCGGAACCAAACTAACGATGATCGATGCCCAAAATATCCGCGCCGAGTTCGCCGGGGACGATCCGCGAACCAAGCAAGCGGTAGCCGACGCCTACGGAGTCAGTCGCACGGCAATACGGCTGTTGCTCGCGGGGGAAACCTGGGTGGCCGAATGAGGTGACAAATTGGCAGTGCCCGGAAGGAAACCAATGCCTCATATACAGGCGGTCCGAGAAGGGTCGTTCCGCCCGGACCGAAATGCCGAGGGTGCTCGGTTCGCTCCGCTGGACCCGGTTGAACCTGACTGGACCGAGCTATTGCCCGGTGACGCTTCTAAGGACGTGAGGGGAAAGGCCGCGGACGTGTGGGCGAGGACGATTCCCGCCCTGGTCGCTGCTGCTGGGCTCACCGATTCGCAGCGCGAAACCGCCATTGAGTATTGCCTGACAGTCGCTCGCCTATGGCAGGCAGAGCGAGAGCTATCCCGTACCGGCTTGGTTGTCGAGACGGAGCGCGGGAACGTGAAATCGCCATGGGTGACGATCGCCCACCAGTACCGGACCCATTTCCGGTCGCTGGTCGGGGAGTTGGGGCTTTCGCCCGCGAGCGCCACCCGGATTACCCCGCCTGACTTTGGTGGGGGCGACGATGACGACGTGTTCGACTGACGCTCTGCCGGTACCGCTCGATGCGCTGCGGGAACTCGGTCTCTCCGAGGATGAGATAGAGGAAGCGCGCCGTTCGCGGCCCCTGGTGGTCGCTGCGCAAGCCTCACAGGCACCCGGTGCGTATTTCGATGTGCCTGCCGCTCGGCGCGCTATCCGGGCGATTGAGAAGTTCAAGCACACGAAAGGCCGTTGGGGCGGAACGAGACTGAAACTTGCTCCGTGGCAAAAGGTTTGGGTGATCGCGCCAATTTTCGGATGGCTCGCCTACGACCCCGAGCTAGGCCGTGCGGTCCGGGTTATTCGCTCGGCGTGGATTGAAGTTCCCCGCAAGGCGGGTAAGTCCACGCTTTCCAGCGGCATCGGGCTGGTGTTGCTGCTCGCCGATCGGGAGATCGGGGCCGAGGTTTACGCGGCTGCCGGATCTCTTCCGCAAGCCGAGCGGGTATTCGATGACGCCAAGCGAATGGCCCTTACGTCTCGGGCCGTTCGGGGGCGCGTCGATGTGCTGCGGGGCGTGATTCGCGTTCCGCGTACGGGTGGGGTCTTTCGGGCCCTGTCGAAAATCGCCGAGACCGCGCACGGCCTGAACGTGAGCGGGGCGATTGTCGATGAAGTCCACGTGCATAAGCGCCGTGATTTGATCGATGCCATCGAGACCGGTACGGGTGCCCGTGATCAGCCGCTCATCATCTACATAACCACGGCCGATGAAGGCACCGAAGGAAGTATTTACGACGAGAAGCACACGTACACCCGTCGGTGCGCCGAGGATATTGTCAGTGACCCCGCGCACTACGGAGTCATATGGGCGGCGGATGAGAAAGACGACCCGTACGCAGAGAGCACATGGCGGAAAGCCAATCCCGGTCTCGGGGTCTCGCCCTCGCTCGCCTATATGCGTCGTGAGGCAGCTAAGGCCAAGTCCACCCCGAGTTACTTCGCGACGTTCTGTCGTCTTTCGCTGAATCGTAGGATGCGGAGCGCTTCCCGGTGGCTGCCGATCTCCCTTTGGGATGAGAACAATGGGGCGGTAGACGAGACGCGTTTCCGTGGTCGCCGCGCATGGGGCGGGGTCGACCTTTCGGCGGTCTCTGACCTTTCGGCATGGGTCCTCGCAGTGGAGTCTCGTACGCCCGGTGCAGAGCTGGACATCATTTCCCGATTCTGGCTGCCCGAGGAACGCGCGGATGAGCTGGAACAGCAACTACAGGTTCCTATTCGGCAGTGGGCTGCCGATGGTCTGTTGACCCTTACTGAGGGCGACGCGATCGATTATGACGCGATTGAGCGGCAGATCATTGCGGACTGTCGTCGGCTGGACGTCCAGCGCATTTCCTATGACCGCATGTTCGCGGGTCAGTTGGTGCAGCGCATCGAAAAGAAGACTCGCGGTGTCGATGTGGTCCCGGTGGCGCAGACCTATTTGGGTATGTCGCCCGGATGCAAGGAACTGGAAAGGCTGTTGCGTGAGGGCCGCATTCGGCACGGCGGACACCCGGTGTTGCGCTGGAATGCGTCGGTCGTTGAGGTCTACCGCGACGGTAACGACAACATGAGACCCGTAAAGCCGGACCGCGATAAGTCAACTGCTCGTATAGATGGTGTGGTTGCTGCGGTGATGGCCCTTGACGGTTATGTGCGGCGACCGCTGAAACGTCCTCGCGCTGCGAGTGCCTAACTCAAAAGGGGGATGGATGGCCGAGACACCGCTACAGATGACGATGCGGCTCTATCGGAAGCTCAAACGCCGTGGCCAGAAGGCTAAGCGCTGGTCGGACTATTACGAGGGGCGTCACCCGCTGCTGTTCGCGTCGCCCGAGTTCTCAACTCAGACCGGGGACTTGTTCGACGGGTTCTCTGATAACTGGTGCCGCACGATTACCCATGCCACCGTTGAACGGCTCCGGCCCCTAGCTTTCCGCCTAGAAGACGGGTCCATCGACAAGGAAGCTGGTCGGGCATGGAAGCGCTCTAGCTGCCATGTCGAAATTGGTCTAGCGCTGTTGGAAGCGCTGATTTCCTCGCGGTCCTACGTGCTGGTATGGAAGCCGGACGGCATCCACACAGAGATCACTTTCGAAAAGCCGTCCTCGGCGGTTGTTGAGTATGTTCCGGGTCGTCGCCGGCTCCGCGCTGCGGGACTAAAGGTGTGGACAGACCATGACCTAGAGTTCGCGACTCTCTTTACGCCGGACACGATTTACCGGTGGCAGCGGTCCCGCCGTGGTGGTGGCCACGGGACGTGGACCGGTCGTACTGCGGGGCTTTCCCGGGGTGAGGGGAGCCATATTAAAAATCCCCTCGGGGTGGTGCCGCTGGTAGAGATTCCGAACCAAACCAGGCTGGACGCGCCACCAACTTCCGAACTTGCTCCGGTCATCCCGCTTCAGAACGCGATCAATTCACTGTGGACACACGTGATGACCGCATCTGATGAACGGGCACTTCCGGCGCGTGTGGTCCTCGGTATGGACCGGCCCATGCGGGAGATCACGGACCCGGAAACGGGTGAGGTGATCGGCGAGGAAGACGAACCCCTCGCGAAATTCCGATCCGATCGTCTGCTGTGGCTTGAACGGCAGGGGGCGAGCATCGCGGAATTCTCTGCCGCTGACTTGCGGGGCTTTCTGGACGTGATCACTCAGGCAGTCGAGCACATCGCAGCACAGACGCGAACCCCCGCTATCTACCTGAACAAGAAATTGATCAACATCCCCGAGAGCGCCGTATCAGCCGATGAAGCGGGGCTAGTCGCCAAAGCCTACGAACGGCATGACCATTTCGGGGCAGCGCTACAGGAAGTAATGCGCCTTGAAGCCCTAGCGGCCGGTGAAACGGGCCGCGCGGAGTCGCTTGCCTATGGCTCCGTGGTGTGGCGCGATCCGCAATTTCGGACCGATGCTCAGTACGCCGATGCGCTGGTCAAGTGGAAAGCCATTGGGGTACCGGATGAGGCTCTTTGGGAGCGGGTTCCGAATGTCACGCCCGAGGAAATCGAGCGGTGGCGACGGATGCGGAATGATCAGGCGTCCGCGATCCTCGGCGGGAATCTCGCTGCTCTGTACGGCCCTAAGCCGGATGCCGACCAGGTCGAGCCCGCGGACGCACTTGCGGACGCTGCCTGATGACCGAATCAGGAGCTCTCGCCCTCGCCCGGTACATGGAAGTGCAGGGCATCGCACGGGGCGTTCTAGAGGCGATACAGGCCCTTTGGCGGGACGTCACTCCGGACCGGATTCTCTCGGCTATGCAGGGTGAGACCGGTCGTCAGATTCTCGCTGCGGTGACCGCTGGTCAGATGACTTCCGCTGCGGGTGCTCAGGCATTCGTCACGGCGTCGATGATTGCCCAAGGGGCGGCAGCCGGCCCAGCCGGAACGCTGGTCCCGGATCGGCTCGCCGGTATTGCTGCGGACGGGCGACCGCTCGCCACCATGCTGTATCTGCCTGCCATTCGGACCGCTCAGGCTCTTGCCCTCGGGGCGACACCGGAAGCGGCATCCCTCGCGGGACTGAACCAAATGGCAACGATGGTGTCCACCACCATCACCGACACCGCGCGCACGGCTACGTCAGTCGCTATGTCTGCCGAACGCCGATGCGTGATGTACGTCCGGGTGGTTCGCCTTCCTGCGTGCGCCCGGTGCATCATCCTCGCGAGTCAGACGTACAGCCATTCCGAGGGCTTCAAAAGACATCCCCAGTGCGATTGCGGCATGGAGCCCATGAGCGAACGGGAGTGGAAAGCGAGCAAGTCCCCCGAGGACTTTATACGGGAGATGAGCCCCGAGGAACAGCACAAACGGCTAGGTGCCGCTGGTGTCAAGGCGTTGGCAGCGGGGGCCGATCTAGGGCAGATCGTCAATGCCCGCCGAGGGATTGACACTGCTGCCGGTCGGGGGAAAGCCATGGTCACGACCGAGAGCACCACACGGCGGGGTATCGGCGCTAAGGCCATGGCTAGCGCGTTCGAGAAAGTCCCCGGGAAGCGCTACGAACGGAGCGCAGAGAAGCGGCAGTTGCCGGAAATGATTTTCGAGCGCGCGGGTGGGAATCGCGAACTTGAGATCGCCATGTTGAAGAAACACGGATACATCACGTAAGGGAGATTCACGTATGTCTGACGACCCGACCACGGGCACCGGTACCGGCATCGAGGGCGACCAGGGCGGCAACGGGGCGACCGGCGACCAGGGCGACCCGCAGACCGACCCGACCAACGGGGGCACCACGGCCGAGGGCGACCAGGGCGAGGGCGACGCGTCCGCCGAGCTGGACGCCGAGCGCACCGCCCGTACTGCCGCAGAAAAGCGAGCCGAGACCGCCGAACAGGAAGCGTCCCGGCTCCGGCGCTCGAACGCAGCGACCCGGGGCACCGATCTTGACGCGCTGCGGGATGAGATCCGGGCCGAGTTCACCGGGCAGCTTGTCCGGGCGGAGATCCGAGCGGCTGCCGCTGGTCGACTCCGGGACCCCGGTGACGCTCTCTCGCTTCTGGACGTGTCGGCCCTCGCCGGCTCCGGGGGCGACGTGGACGCAAAGGCTGTTGCCGCTGCGGTCGCCGAGCTGGTCAAGGCCAAGCCGTACCTTGCGGCCGAGTCGGGCACCAGCTCGGGCACGGCTCCGGCTCCGTGGGGCGATGTGGGCTCGGGCCCGCGCAGCGACTCCGCCGAGACCGAGCCCGCTGCCGGGTTCGACCGGCTGAGGAACGCCTACAAGACCGACTGACCCAACCGGCGCAGAAACGATCCGCCTACCCATTCCAAGGGACGCACCCAATACGGGGTGCCGTCCCTTTTTTCATGCCCAAAATCAAGGGGAATTTTACATGGCACTGACTCTTCCCGAAGCTGCAAAGCTCTCGACTGACGAACTCCAGAAGGGTGTTATCGAGACCTTTGTTCAGGAGTCCAGCATTCTGGACCGGATTCCGCTTCTGACCATCGAGGGCAACAGTTACGCCTACAACGAGGAAGGCACCCTGCCGGGTGTCGAGTTCCGCTCGGTCAATGAGGCGTACAGCGAATCCACGGGTACGGTGAATCAGAAGTCTGAGCGGCTTGTGATTCTCGGCGGGGACGCGGACGTCGATAAGTTCATTGTGAAGACTCGCGGGAATCTGAATGACCAGCGAGCTATTCAGACTCGCATGAAGGTCAAGGCCGCGAGCTACAAGTTTCAGGACGCCTTTTTCAATGGTGATGTGGCCACGGAGCCGAAGGGTTTCGATGGTCTGCGTAAGCGTCTGACGGGTGCTCAGGTCATTTCGGCGGGTACCAATGGTGCGGGCATCGTCGGTGTGGACGGGGCGGACGCTCACGGTTTCTTTGACCTCATGGATCGGCTGATTGCGCAGGTCCCGGGCCTGAACGCGTCCAACGGGGCGCTCTACGCGAACGCAAGCGTGATTGCCCGCATTCGGTCTGCTGCGCGTCGGATCGGCGGGTTCGAAATGGTCCGGGAGTCGCTTACCGGCAAGACCGTCCCGACCTACAACGGCGTCGCGCTGCTCGACCCCGGGCAGAATGCGGCCGGTGTGGATATCCTCCCGCAGACGGAGACGCAGGGCACCGCTAACAACGCGAGTTCCATTTACGCGGTGCGGTTCGGTCAGAGCGAGGACGACCGCGCGGTTACCGGTCTTTCCAATGGCGGGATTCAGGTTACCGACCTCGGCGAGCTTGAGTCCAAGCCGTCCTACCGGACGCGCATCGAGTTTTACACCGGGCTCGCTGTATTCGGTGGCCGTGGTGCCGCGCGCCTTAACGGCGTCCTCGCGAAGTAAGGGGCCGGGATGCCGCCGCGTAAGCGTCAGCCAATTGTGATCACGGGGGAGCATAATCCGGAGTGCCCCCCGGACCCGCGCATCGAGAGTTTCCCGGTGCGCGAGAGGGATAACCGATATCGACTTGTCCGGCGCTGCGTCGACTGTGGCGCGCAGGATATCGAGTAGGGGGGATTATGGTGCTGCCCCCATTGGCCACGGTCGCCGAGTTGGCAGCGTGGATGCAGCGGGAGCCGGCCGAGTTGCCCCCGGGGGCTCCGCTGGTGCTGGACACCGCGTCCGCCATCGTCCGCAGTGAGGCGCGTCAAAGGTTCACCCGGGGGACTACCACTGTCGCCCTGGTCGCACGGGGCCCGGTCTTCACCCTGCCTCAACGCCCGGTCGTCGCAGTCGAGTTGGTGACCGCAGGGGGCCGGGTTCTGCGGACGGATGAGTACCGGGTGGTTCCGGGTGGGGTCTTGGTCCTGGTCCCCCTCGGTCACCTGTCACCGGTCGCGGTGACCTACCGGCACGGGTACGCCGATGTCCCCGGAGTCGTCCGGGCCATCGTGCTGACCCTCGCGGCCCGGGTGCTGAACAACCCGTCCGATCTCCGGCAAGAGTCCGTGGGCAGCGTGTCCGTGACCTACGGGGCCGAGACCATCGGGGCGAGCTTTGCCCCCGCCGAGCGGGACCAGCTCTCGCGGTACCGGCCGCGCGCTGCCGTGGTCCAGCTCGGGACCGCCGAGGGGCAACGGTGGTGACTCTCCTCTATACACAGACGGTCGTGATCCTGCGGGCCCCCCTGGTGGTCGACCGGTACGGCAACAGCGTCCGTGACTGGACCCGCGCGACCAGGACCACCGTGCGCCGAGTCTCCGTTCAGCCGGACACGTCGGCCGAGGGCACCGGGGACCGACCGGTCATCGTCACCGGGTGGCGACTGGTCACCCGACGTGGGGTCGACGTCGACCTAGAGCCCGGGGACCGCATCGAGCACGCGGGCCGGCTGACGGACGTCGATGGGGACGTTGGCCGGTACGTCCTCGGCGGGGTCCACCACCACACGGAAGCACGTCTCCGGGAGGTGACCGGATGAGATTCCGTCCGAACCGCCGAGGAATCGCATCCCTGATGAAAACCGATGGTGCGGGGGCAGCCGTACGCCGAGCTGCCGAGCGAATCGCCGAGTCCGCCGAGGGAGATTTCCGCACCGACTCGGCTTTGGGTTCCCGCCGTTGGCGCGCTGCCGTGATCGGCAATTACGACAAGCAAGGGGACGCCGAAGGCACCCGTGCGGAACTTCTTCGGGGTCTCGACGGGGGTTCAGAGTGAACCGCCCGATCATCGTCATGCCGGATGCGGTGGCCGTGACGATTGGCTATCTCCGCCCCGCCCTCGCGGCAGCCGGTACCCCCGTCCCCGTGGTGTCCCGCATCCCGTCCCCCCGTCCCGCTGGATTCGTGAGAGTTCAGCGGGTCGGGGGGCTTCAACAGACCGTGGTATCCGACCGTCCACGGCTGGACATTCACGCGTGGGCAGCCACGGAATCCGGTGCCGCTGATCTGGTCGCCCTGGTCCGCGGGTTGCTCGGCGCAATGCCCGGAGTCCGGGGCGGGACCACCATCTACGGGGTGACTGAGGTGGGGGGCCCGCAGTGGCTTCCCGACTCCGAGTCGTCCTCGCCCCGCTACGCAATTGCGGTTGAAGTTCACATGCGCGGGCGCGTTCTCTAACTGCTGCGTTGAGCCCCTGGTGCGGCTCCGAGGCCTTTCTTTCTGCTGCGTTGAGGATGCTCCGCAGCACCATTTCCCAGAGGTGCGTTTTGGCTCTAGATGCAAATGCGGTGCGCGTCGCCATTACCGGCGCGGCATACGTCGGTCCTCGCGGCACTACTGCCCCGACCGACGCAACAACCCCTTGGCCGGCCGGTGTCCGGGATATCGGATGGATCTCCGACGACGGCATTACCGAATCCAACTCGGCCGAGACCACCGAAATCAAGGGATGGCAAGGTGGCCAGACCGTTCGAAAGGTCATTTCGTCCAGCGAGGTGACGTTCACTTTCACGGCCATTGAGACCAGTAAGACGGTTCTTGAGCTGTATCACAAGGGCTCGAAGGTGGTCACGACTACCGGCAAGTCAGTGCTTGCCATCAAGGCCCCGGGGCCGGACCGCCGACTTTTCGGATTCGACGTCATCGACGGTGGGTCGCATCTGCGGATCGCAATTCCCGATGGTGAGGTCACCGAGACCGGAGATATCACTTACAAAGGCGATGAAGCCATCGCGTACGAAATCACCATCACGGCCTATCCCGGCCCTGATGGCACGGTGGCAATCAAGTATTCGGATGACCCGGCGTGGGCCACTCCTGCGGGCGCTGCACCGCTCGCTAAGTGATTGAGGAAACGATCCCCCTACGCCGTAAAGGAATCCACATGAGTAATGCTTTTGATCTTGATGTTTGGGTGCGGGAGTCTCGCCGTACGCCTTTCCATTTCACTCTGGCCGGTCATGTATTCGACATGCCGCACGCTGGTGAACTGGACAAGTCGATTCTTTCCAGCGTGAATATGGATGCCCCTTCCGCTGGTGACATTGAGAACCTTCTTAAGGCCGGGCTTTCCGACCAGTGGGCCGCATTCGATGCGATCCCCGTTCCCCTCGCTGCCCTCGGTGAGCTTTTCCGTCAGTGGCAGCGGCACGAGGGTATTCCGTTGGGGGAATCTGCGGCCTCTTCCGACTCCTGAGTGAGCACGGGGAGGCCATAGAAAGCGATCTTCAACGCTACTACCACACCGATATCCGAGACCTTCACCGGTCCGGATCGGGGCTCACGTGGCGTCGCCTGCGGGCCCTGGTGATGCATCTTCCCTCGGACTCCGCATTGGGCCGTGCGATAACCGGGCCAGATTCGGTGTGGACGCTGGAAACACAGCTACTCGCAGCAGTGCATGACCGCCTGGCCGAGGGCAATTGGCAGCGGGGCAACACCGGCTCGAAAACCCCGAGCCGTCGACCGTCGCCGATTCCCCGCCCGGGAGTCGCTACAGGCCGAATAGGTGGCACCGATCGGAGCCCCGGGGAAGTCGCCGAGTATCTAGTCCGGTTCCAGCCGGCCCCCGAGGGGGTGCCCGATGGCTGTTGAAATCGGCATGGGCTATGTCTCCGTCGTCCCTGAGGTTCAGGGCTTTGCGGCAGAGCTACAGCAGCAAGTCACCGGGCCCGCGGACGCAGTGGGACAGGATGCTGGAAAGCAAGCGGGGACCGGGTTCTCCGGAGCCATGGGCGGAGCCCTTAAAGGGGGCCTTGCGGCGGTCGGTGCGGCTGCTGGTGCGGTACTGGTCGGGGGCCTCTCGAAGGCTCTCGATCAGTCCGCAATACCGGGCAAAATCCAAGCTCAGCTAGGTACCACACCCGCCGAAGCGAAGCGCTACGGGGAGACCGCAGGGCAGCTCTATGCCCACGGAATTACCGGCTCAGTAGAGGAAGCGGCTCAAGCCGTAACTGCCGTTATGCGGTCCGGGATTCTGCCCCCGGAAGCGACCAATAAACAGATCGATGCCATTACGGCAAAGGTCTCTAACCTGTCTTCCACATTTGAGCTGGATCTAGGCCAGACGGCGAATGCCGTTGGTCAGATGATCAAAACCGGCATCGCCGATAACGGCACGGAAGCGCTCGACCTCATGACGGTCGCCATGCAAAAGATGGGGCCGCGCGCCGACGACCTGTCGGACACCATGAATGAGTACAGCACCAAATTCCGGGACCTCGGTCTCTCCGGTGCTGACGCAATGGGCCTTATGGCTCAGGGAATGGCCGCTGGTGCTCGGGATACCGACACCATGGCGGACGCCCTGAAGGAATTTCAGATCAGGGCGACGGACGGCAGCGACACCAGCAAAGACGCCTACGAAGCAATTGGGCTTTCCGCCGAGAACATGACCCGCAAAATTGCGGGTGGCGGGGCTGGTGCAAAAGAGGGACTGCAACAGGTCTTGGATGGAATCAAGGCCATTAAGGACCCCGCCGAGCAAAATGCCGTAGCCGTCGGACTTTTTGGAACCAAGGCCGAAGACCTCGGGCAAGCGCTTTTCGCAATGGACCCGAGTACGGCCGTAAAGGCCCTCGGGGACACCGCAGGGGCAGCCGACAGAATGGGCGACGCGCTGCATTCCGGCGCGGGGGCCAAGGTCGAGCAGTTCAAGCGCAAGCTTGAAATGGGACTGACAACCTTTATGGGCAATCAGGTGATCCCTGCGTTGTCCTCGGCTGGTTCGTTCCTGGTGTCCACGTTTGGGCCCGCGTTCAGTGCCGGACGGGATATGGTCTCCGGTTTTTTCGGGGCTTTCTCCGGTTCTGCTGGTGGTTCCTCTATTGCTGCATTCGGTCAGAGTGTGGTGTCTGCGGGCGGGTCTCTCCGCGATCACCTTATGCCCGGATTGCAGGGTCTCGTATCGCTCGCTCAGACCACCGTGTTCCCCGCGCTGCGAGGGCTCGGCGACGTTCTGTTCAACCGGGTGGTCCCGGCTTTCATGGTGCTGTACACGAGTGTGGTCGGCTCCGTCGCGCCGATTCTCTCGTCTCTCGGCCGCCTGTTTCTAGAGGTGATTTGGCCCGCCGTGATGCGGGTGTACGCGTCGATAGTCGAGAACCTGCAACCGATCCTCGCGGCCCTGTCTGATTTCATCGCTCAAAGGGTCGCGCCGGCTGTCCAGACTATCGGCGACAAGCTGCGGAACGTGGTCGACAAAGCGCGACCGCTGATTGAGGTAGTGACCGCGATCGTTTCGTGGCTCGCACGTTTGGCAGCGGACATCCTCGGGGCCGTTATCCCGGTGTTGATCCGGCTCGCCGGACCCATATTGTCCGGCCTGGTGTCCATCCTCGGCGCGTCCATCGACAAGGTAGGGGATTTCATTGGGTGGCTGAGTGATGCGGCATCGGCGCTGCGGGATGCGGGGCGCGCGGTCTCAGACTTCGCATCCAGTGCCAGGAAGAAATTCAGTGAGTTCATCGACTGGTGCAAGGGGCTGCCCAAGCAAGTCAGTAATGCCGTGGGTGACTTCAAAAATCTGTTGGTGGACAAGGGCAAGGATCTGGCTCGGGGTCTCTGGGACGGCATTAAGGGCATGGGTAAGTGGCTCGCCGATAAACTCATCGGTTGGGCTCGGGACTATATTCCGGGGCCGATCGCCGATGCCCTCGGTATCAACTCTCCGTCCACGTTGATGCGGGATGAGATCGGCCGTTGGGTGCCCCCGGGTGTCATTGACGGCATCGATGATGCCCAACCGGAGCTGGACGCACGGCTAAAGGCCATGGTGAGAATCCCCAAAATCGATCCCGTACGGTCCGCCGGGCCCGTGTGGCTGCCGCACCCGCCCTCGGGACGGGACAGGGCAATAGAAGCGATTCTGAGGGCACTTGAGGATGAGCGGGGACGGGAAATTGTAGTCCGCATCGGTGAGAACGACATTGCCCGCGCCGTGGCAGCCGGTAACCGCCGATTGGGAAGGAGGTAGGCATGTGGATAGGTCTTCCTGGGGGTATGCGCGAAGTCATCGACGGAGCCGCGAGTTTCGACCGGAGCCCCGACCTTGGGGTTAGTGAGTTCCGGGCGCTGGACGGGGGTGTCACGACATGGGCACCCCCGGTGCAGCCCCGCCGGCTCAAGCTCTCATGGACACACATGCAGCGAATCGACGTTGACCACTTGGACCGGCTCGCGCGCAGGGTCGACGCTCCGGGCCCGGTCGCTGTGGTGGACCCGCTCAGTAGGAATCTGCTGGGGCCCGCACAAGCCGCGGGCATCGGGGCAACGTCGAAATGGGGCCGCTCCCTCGCGGACATCGTGCTGTATGGCGGGGACACCGGCCCGCATGTCCCGGTGACTGTCGAGACAGTGCCCGTCGGCGGTGCCGATCTCTACTGGAACCACCCGACGTGGCCCGGATTCCCGGTGACACCGGGTATGGACCTCACGTGGTGGGCCTACGGGCTCATGCAAAGCGGTGCGGCCCTTGCGTCTCACCGTTTGGAGTGGGTCACCCCCACGGGCACGGTGCTGGGCACATCGGCCAGTCCCGGCAACGGACCGATGGTCGGCTACGTGCCGCTGTTCGCCGGTTACGTCCGGCCCGGGGTGCTGTTCTCCGCACAGGGGATGTGGGAAATGGGCGCGTCCGTCCTCGCCATGGGCAACACGCCAACCGAGCTGAATGCCGGTGGGATACCCCCGGCCGGCGAGGGCTGCCCGCCGTACAGCATCACCGGGTACAGCCACGGAGCCTCACCCGGGGACGGACGCTACCGGGACATCGCCCTAGAGCTGGTCGAGGTGACCCGGTGAAGCCCGCAGACCCCCGACTGACAGCGGCCCTTGGACAGGGGGAACGTTCTGCGGCACACGTCACCCGACTGGGGGGACGGGACGTATCAACTCAGGTAGAAAGCTGGTCGCTTGACCAGGCGTACGCGACCGATCTTCCGCCCGCCATGAGGGCGTTCTCCGGGGTGTCGAGTGCGGAACTGGAAGTGTCCGTCAAGGGCACCGGGGGCAAGAGCGCTCCAGCTCTCTACGGTCCGTGGGCACTGAGGAACACCGGCGACATGGCCCGTCCGGGACAGTCCGTAACCCACGGGTGGGGGGTGTCCGGCCGGACCGTGCCGACGTTCCGAGGGACAGTCCGTTCCCGGGAAGCAGCGTCCGGCACGGACCGGGTGACCGTCACCGCGCTGGACGGCGCGGAGCGGCTACGGCACCCCGCCGTACTGCCCCGACCGGACGGAGCACTGTCTAGCGGGTCCTGGTCGTCGTGGGTGGTGTCCCCGGTGTGGGTGGTCGACCATCTGCTACGGGCCGCAGGAATCCACACCTGTCCGCCACCAAGGGCGACCAGCATTCTGTACGCCTCACTCCACGGTGGCGCCAATGCCAACATTGGCTATCTGGAAGGAATGACGGGCGAGCTTCACACATGGGACAAGGAACGCGCCCCGTTCGAATCAGGCTGGACCGGCGGATACTCGAACCCAGGCGTGATCACCTACATTCCTGCATTGCTCCCGGTGAACCGCCGATCCGACGGACTGTGGTTCGAATTCTGGGCAGACACCCATGCGAACCCGTATCCCAAGTCCGTCCGGATTCACACGGAATGGTGGACAGCAGGGGCCGCCCACTACGTGACCATGGAAGCGGACTTCAATGCGGGGAAGCTGACAGCGTGGAGCGGATCGAATGCTGACCACACCCAGAATCAAGCACTCCAATGGACATGGGACCCCCTTGTCGTTCAGGGACGTTTCCACATCGGGTGGTGGCTCACCTGGTCCACTACCGGGGTGGCCGCAATTGCCCCCGTGGTAACCGGCCCCGACGAAAATCCCGCATTCCATGTCGCCGGAACGTTCGGGACCACTCCCGCACCTAACGGCCACTTGTACACCGTGGCACTCAGGGTTGAGAACACTGTGGTGGAATGCTTCCAGCTAAGTCAACGTGCTGCCAAACCGGCGACACTCGCCGAAGTCACGCAAAAAGGGAGCTGGAAACGTACTGCGGCTCTCGACCAGCCCCGATTTTCGCTCCGTACGGTGCCCGATGTATCCGGGTCCGCATGGGATGCAATCAACGAGATAGCGCGCGCCACAATGGCAACCGCCTGGTTCGATGCCAACGGCTTTTTCCGATGGAAGAACCACACCAGGTGGACCACGGCCCCGACTACAGCAGACCTCACCGTCACATCGGCGCGGGAAATCAGCTCCCTGAAGGTCACGGAAGAGATCGACGCATGCCGGAATCACTGCACCGTGCGGTGGGAGAACTGGTCCCGTGTCACGTCCGCCGGTCCGCAAAGGTTCGATGACGAACCGTCACCAATAAGCATCCCTCCGGGCGGTGCGATCACCCGGACCATTGCTATCGGGGAGGAATACCGCGACCCGCGCGCCCCCCGGACAGCCACGACCGCGACAGTCGGCGGGCCCAACCGCTTGGCCATCCGTGGCGGGGCGGGTGCAACAACATCGCTGGTCCACGGGGCCGTAGAGGTGCGGGTCAGCCGCTCCGGTGGCACGACCACAGTCATCTTGCGGAACCGGTCGGCGAACACTGTCTACTACCACGGTATTTCGCTGATCTCCTTGGTACAGGCGGAATCAAGTAAACCGACACCATCGAGCTGGACGGCATGGAACACGACCAGTCAGCGTCACTATGGAATTCAGACGCTCGACCACGATGTCAAGGGATGGGTGCAGGACTCCCTATCAGGACAGATCCTCGCCGAAGCGCTCAGAAATGCCGGTTCATTCCCGCCGCCGCTCCTGCAATCGGTTGAAATTCTGCCCGATCCGCGGATCGAGCTCGGGGATGTAGTGCGGGTGGTTGACACCACGGGGGCCGCTCTCGACACCCTTGCATGGGTCATCGGCAACAGGGTGAGTTCGGACGGCGGAGCCATAAAGCAATCACTGACGCTCCGGGGAATCACATCGAACGGGCTGCCCGCCGATGCGGGGCTCACTCCGGACCCGCCGACCGATCCGGCTGCCTCCCCGCCGCTATAGAAAGAGGGGGAACAGAATTGACAGACGAGAGACGCGAGGATGAACCGCTCGGGGTTATCTCCATCGGAGCACGCGAAATCTATTACGAGGTCGTGGGGCTCCGGGATGACGTGCGCACCCTCGGACAGCAGGGGGAAAACGTGGAAGAGACGCTGGAGGACCACGAAACCCGCATCCGCGGACTTGAGTCCGAGCGGGGGAAGTTCGTCTTGCCTGCCGCACTGATTACCGCCGTGGCAACCGTCGTTGCTGCGGGGCTCGCCGTAGCCAGACTCTCAGGCGGTCCGTAGAGACGACCGGAGACACCAGTACCAGCCCCGTACCGGGGACACCGGGCGGGGCTTTCTCATGCCCACACAGGGAGATTCATGGCTAAGTTCACGGGTGCCGAGTGGCGACCCATTTCAATCAACCACACCCGGGGCGGACAGATCAGCGTTCGCGGTGTCGTGATTCACATCATGGCGGGGACCCTAGCGGGGACTGACAGTTGGTTTCGGAACCCCAAGGCAAAGGCATCCTCGCATTTCGGGACCGGCAAGGGGGGCAGGCTCTATCAGTGGGTCGATACCGCAGACCGAGCATGGGCACAGGGTGCCGGTAATCGCGATTGGCTCAGCATCGAGAACGAGGGAAAGGGCGGGGACAAGCTGACTGATACTCAGATTGACCGTTGCGCCGAAATCCTCGCATGGGCCCACAAGCGCTACGGCGTGCCCCTCGCGGTGGCGACCAGCCCGAGCGGACGGGGGCTCGGATGGCATGGCATGGGCGGTAAGGCGTGGGGTTCGCATCCCGACTGCCCCGGTACCCGGATCATCGCTCAGCTTCCGACCATCGTTGAGCGCGCTCGGGTCCTGGTCGGCGAAAAGCCCAAGCCCAAGCCCCCGGCGAGCAAGTACGCGCCGTTCCCCGGTGACGCGTTCTTCCGGTCCTCGCCCCGCTCTCCGCTGATCACTGCCATGGGTCGCCGGCTGGTCGCCGAGGGGTGCGGACGGTACGAGAGCGGGCCCGGTCCGCAGTGGACCGAGAGCGACCGGAAGTCATATGCCGCATGGCAGCGCAAGCGCGGGTTCACCGGGTCCGCTGCGGACGGGTGGCCCGGTCGTCAGACATGGGACGCGCTGCGGGTGCCCAAGCCCTGAACCCACGCTCCGTCACCGTTCCGGGCTCGATGGGGACCAGCTCGGTCCCGGCCCGGACCGGACCGACCACACACCACTCACACACAGCAACTCTCAGGGGGACACCCATGCCCATCGTCCGAACTCATCCGGCCCGTATCTATGCGGTCGCCGCGGCAGCGCTCGCACTCACCGTGCACTACGTGCCCGATCTGCCGTCCGCCCTGGTGCTCGCCCTGGTCGGTGCACTGCTCGGTATTGGCGAGACCGTCCAGCGGACCGAGGATCGGAAGACTCTCGGCGACCAGGGCGACGCGTGACCTACCGGCACGTGGCGCTCATGGGCCGCGCGGGCTCCGGTAAGGACACCGTGGGGGCTCGGCTCACCAGCCGCTTTCAGTTCGTCCGGGTGGCGTTCGCGGACCCGCTCAAAGCCCTTGCGCTCGACCTTGACCCGATCATCGGCATCGAGCCGACCGGGTACGGGCCCCTGTCTCTCCGGCTCTCCGATGTGGTCCGCCGTGGCGGATGGGACCGAGCCAAGCAACTCCCGGAAGTGCGGCGGACGTTGCAGCGACTCGGGCAGTCACTCCGCGATCGGGACCCGGACGTGTGGCTACGTCCCGCCCTCGCGAAAGTCGACGTCGCCGACCGGTGGAACGTCCCGACCGTGATCACGGATGTTCGGTACCGCAATGAGGCGGAAGCGCTCAGGCAGCGTGGGGCACTGCTGGTGCGGGTCGACCGTCCCGGGGACCACAACCACCGGGCCGGCGAGACCGAGCGCGGGCACCAGTCCGAGACCGAGCTAGACGACTTCCCCGCCGATGCGGTGCTGACCAACGGGGGCAGCCGCATCGAGCTGGACACCCTCGCGGACCAGCTCGCCGTACGGCGCTGACAGCGCGAGTGATGCCGGGATGACGGTCGGACCGGCTTCTTTCTTTTCTCCCTAGTTTTTTAGACGCAACCGAGAAAAGTGTAAAACCGTCATCCCGTCATCCTCGCTGAACCGATAACCCATGAGGGGACACCTATGCCCGGAGCCATCCGGACACTTAAGCGTGGTGGATCACGCTTCTACATACACCCGACCACGGCCGAAAAGGTCCCGGGGGTCACGTCCATTGTCGGGATGCTGCCTAAGCCGTACCTGACGTTCTGGGCAGCGCGCATGACCGCAGAAACGGCCGTTGAGAACCTGGACGCTGTCAAGGCCATTGCCGAGAGAGACCCGGCAGGGGCCGTCGACTTCCTGCGGAACGCACACGTGCGGTACACCAGCCTGCGGGCAAAGGTGGGGTCTCAGGCACACGACCTTTTCGAGCGCATGATCAGGCTTGAAGAGATCGGGCGCGTGCACCCGGATATGGAACCGTACCGGGTCGGGTTCGCTGAGTTCCTTACCGCCGTGCGCCCCGAGTTGGTCCGTGCCGAAGATGTTTGCTGGTCGGATGAGCACCAGTACGCGGGCTCTTTCGACGCGATCATTCGGGTACGGCTCGGCGAGGACGGAAAGCCGGACCACGAAAACGGTACGTGGCACACGCTGTTGGTCGACTGGAAAACCAGCAAGTCCGCTTACCCGGACGTCGCGCTACAGCTCGCTGCGTACGCGAATGCCGACCGGATCATTTCCGTCGATGGCACCAGCGAGCCCATGCCGAAGGTGGATGGTGCGGCGGTTCTCCACATCACCCCGGAGGGTTGGGTTTTCAAGCCGGTCCGTATCGATCCCGAGATTTTCAATGTATTTCTGACGCTGCGCCATGTGTTCCATTGGGACCGGGACTTGAGCAAGACGGTATTTGGTCGTCCGATCGCAGAGAGTGTGCGCCGGCTGATCACGGGAACGCAGCGTCGCGCGTCCTAGACCCATAGCACCACCACCCCATTTGAGGGCGGAACCCGAATCCTCGGGCCGCCCTTTTTTCATGCCCAAAATCAGGAGTAATCCATGGCCCTGCGCATTTTCGAGACCGACCCCGATGCTATGCCGAAGAACACTTTCTCTGATGACACCGTGGGCCGTTTCCACGGCGGTAAGTCGGTCGACGGTATCCCCGTCCCGCTTCCCGAGTGGCGCGTCACCACCGGAGACAGGGACGTTGCCGATGCTATTTCTCAACTCATGGGTGGCACCCCGGAAGAGACCGACTCCACTTCGGAGAATTTCATTGAGATCATGACCGAGCGGGACAAGGTACAGGTGGTCCTTTCGGGCCCGGATGCTATCGCGTCTGATCTGAAGCTGTGGAACGGCTCGGCGCTTATCCATCACTGTGACGGGGTGGAGTTCCTTTCCCCGGATACGGACCGTGGTAAGGCGTGCGGCTGCCCCGCGCTCATGGAGGACCGTAAGGCAGCGGCTAAGGCCAAGCGCGGTCCCTCGCCGAGCATTTCCATTCTCTTCCGGATCGCCGAGGACTACGACCTTGGCCTTTTCCGTCTTCAGACCGGATCTTGGAAGCTCGCCGAGGTTCTGCACGAGATTGAGAACGCGCTGAACAAGGTGGGTTCTGAGGCTCTTTGTGTGCTGGAACTTGAGCTGGTGGAGTACACCACAAAGAAGGGGCGCGACGTGTCGTACCGCAAGCCCGTGATCCGTGTTCTCAAGTCCTGGTCGGACGCCATTGCCGACCCGACTCACTAGCCGGCCCGGGGGCCCACATTCCCATTCTTGAACTGTGCGCGGGGTACGGCGGAATCGGTCGGGCCGTAGAGGCATTGACCGGTGACCGGGTGCGGTACGTGGCGGAGATCGATCCGTATGCGTCCCTCATTCTGGAAAAGCGGTACCCCGGCGCACCCAACATCGGTGACATTACAGAATTCGATTGGGGCACCCTCGCGGGCAGGGTGGACATCGTCACTGCGGGGTTCCCCTGTCAGGACATTTCAAATGCGGGGAAGCGGGCGGGAATTCATGGCGAGCGCTCCGGAATCTGGCAGCACGTCGCCGAAGCAATTCGCGTCCTACGACCCCGCCTTGCATTCCTGGAAAATGTCTCGGCGATTCGGTCGCGCGGGCTCGATGTCGTGGCGGCAGACCTGGCCAAGGTCGGGTATGACTTGCGGTGGTGCTGCCTACGTGCGTCCGCAGTGGGAGCCCCCCACATGCGAGACCGGTGGTTCGGAATCGCCACCCCTATACCCGACTCCGAAAAGGTCGGACGGGCCTAAAGGGTCCCCGAATCAGCGCGGGAGTAAGGGCGACTACGCATTACCGGGGACGGTGGTCGACCTGCTGCCCACCCCTACGGCAAGCATGTGGAAAGGCGTGCAGCCGCTCGATAGGAAAGAGACCCGGGACAATCTGCCGACCCGGGTTCACCGGCTTGCCGAGAGCGAGAGTCCGCGCGGTTGGTGGGGTGCGTATCTGCCGGTAATTCGCCGTTGGGAAAGGCATCTAAAGCGGGCGGCGCCACCCGCCGTCTCTATTACGTCCCGCAGCGTCCATCGGCTGGACCCTGGCTTTGTCGAGTGGCTTATGGGGCTGCCGCACCACTGGGTTACCGGGGTCGCTGGTCTCAGCCGTTCACGACAATTGCAAGTCCTCGGGAACGGTGTGGTGCCGCAACAGGCTTTCGCCGCATACCGCTATCTGATAGGAGGTGATCCCGGTACCGCTGAAACGCAAGAGCGGTCCTCGCGCGATCTTTGACCGGGGCTCCGGAAATTGGCTCAAGCATCCGGGGTCCAACGCACCAAAGCGCTTCACCGGAGCTTGGCCCCGACACGGAGAAACCCACCGGGGAATCATGTCCGAGCAATGGGACCTAGAACCCCCGCTGGTCGAACCCGGATTCTCTGATATCCCGCTGCTGCCCACTCCCACCGCATCGGATGCGGTGCGCGGCCCCGACTACGCGAAAGCCGATCGCGAGGGGGCCGGGGGCGACGATCTTGTGACCACCGTCTCAAGGCTATTCGACCGGAACCGGGCGCATCGGCTTTTCAAAACGCCTACCGCGAACCTGGGCACCAATGGTGCGGCACAGCACCCGGATAAACGGCGTGCCGGTGGCCACGGACCCAATCTCGATGACGAAGTTTCCTTCCTGCTGCCCGTCGACCCGGACATAGCCGAGGAACAGCCCGGGGCTTTCCATTCCCCGCCCGAATGGTGGGCCGAGTACGGGCCGGCTGTCCGCCGCTGGGAAACCGTCATGGGCACCCCCGCGCCGATTCCCGTGGAATGCGGCCCTCGGGGTGGTCGACGGCTCGCAGCGGTTTTCGGCGAATGGCTCATGGGACTTCCGCGGGGATGGGTCACGCACATTCCGGGGCTCAACAGGGCCCGGCAACTCAAAGCCGTTGGGAACGGTGTCGTTTCACGGCAGGCGTTCACGGCCTATCTGCACATGATCAATCACAAGGGGGACCAGGATGGGAAAGCGGGGCGTGATCTCTGATTACGCGGGTGAGGAACTGTACCGGGGAGACCTGATTGCCTATGCCGCGCGACAGGGAAACCGGGTGCGCATGGCTGACGGCATCATCCGAAAGGCCACTACGCGACTGGTCGATGGTCGGCTCCGGGCCATGCTTCAGGTTCAGCCGACCGGCATCGAGTCGGGATTCGTCAAGCGCCGTTCCTTGCGCAAGGAATGGGTTTCGACCGAACACGTCCGGCTTATCACTCCGGACGTGACCGGAGAGCGACACAACTAGCAGCACACATAAGGGGCCGGGCGACCAAACAGGTTGTCCGGCCCCTTTCGTATAGGGGGACACGTGATCTACGAAATCAGCGCCGAGGATGCTCCGTCGCTCGGGGACATCCGGGAAGCGTGCGCAGGGGACACCATCCACCTGATGCCCGATTGGCGAGAGCGCGAGGACTGGACCCGCTATCTCGATGCGGTCGCCCACGCCATGGCGCGAGGGGCAGTCATTCAGCAGGGGGACGACCTTGTCTAATCCCAACAAGCGCAAGGGGACCGCGTGGGAAAGCGCGGTACGGGACTACCTGAACACCGCGTACGGGCTGGTAGACGGCTCCGGGATGCTCCGGGACCCGTTCGACCCGATGAACGTCCGACGGGCGGCGCAGGAAGGCTCTAGGGACGTCGGTGATGTCCACGCCGTGCCGTTCATTCTCGAATGTAAGGACGTACGGAATCCTGCCGTCCCGACATGGCTCCGGCAGGCAGAGACAGAAGCCAGGAACGCAGGGTTCCCGTACGGGGTGGTGGTCCACAAAACCCGGGGGCTCCGGGTCGCTGCGGGCCGGGTGCATTTCTCCGTACGCACGTGGACACGGGTACGTCTCGCCCTCGGGCGGACCACGGAAGAGATGCGGGCCCGGGGGTTCACGGTGACCGTGCGCGGGCTCGACTCCGGACGGTGGTACATGACGCTGCCGCTCGACAGGTTCGCGGTGCTGCTCGCTGATCTGCGGTGGGTGGTGAGCTGCCGTGCTGTTCGCTGATCTGCTCGGGCGGTTCTCCGACGTGACGGAACAGCCGGACGGAGGGTATGCGGCTCGATGTCCCGGACATGACGACAGTCGACCGTCCCTGCGGATATGGCGGGGCGAGGATCAGAAAGTCAGGCTCACGTGCCGGGCCGGCTGCCGAACCGAGAACGTCATCCGGGCGGTACAGCTCGGGTGGTCCGACCTGTTCGACGTGTCCGGCCCCGGTGCCACGGTGCCCGCTGGTCGCCCTGAGCTGGTGCCCCCGCGCATGGTCGCTGGTCTCGCTCAGTACATCGACCGGTGCTCACTCGCCCTCGGCGACTACTCCGCCGACTGGTCCGCTCGGGCACGGGACTACCTCGCTCGCCGGTTCGGTCTGACGCTGGAAGCTGCCGCAGAACTCGGGCTCGGGGTCGACCAGGGCGACGACCAGGGCGACCAGGGCGAGCGGTTCCCGTACCTCTCACAGCAGTACCGAGCCCACCCCCGAGTGACCGTTCCCCTGTACGGGTGGGACGGGGTCGCCCGGGGTCTACAGGGACGGGACATCGAGGGGAAGTGTTCCGCGCGGTGGCTCTCCCTGATCAACCCCAAGGGTCACCGCTGGTTGCCGTTCGGGGTGTTCCGGGGCGGGGGCGGATACGGCACGGTCCTGGTGACCGAGGGCCCCGGAGACGCGCTCACCGCCGTTGCGTGCGGCTATGACGCGGTTGCCATCCGGGGCGCGTCCCTCGCCGGCTCGCCCGAGCTGGTGCGCGAACTCGCCGAGGGCCTAGGCGGGTCGCTGGTGATCCTCGCGGGTGACAACGATCGGTCGGGGCAGGGGTTCACGGCTCGGCTCGCCGAGGGACTGTCCGGGCACGGGGTGAACACGCTCTCGCTCGAACTGCCTCCGCAGCACCGTGACTTGACCGAGTGGCGCGAGGACGCACCCGAGCGGTTCGCGGCCGAGCTGCACCGCGCGGTCAAGGGGGCCCGACCCGTCCGACCGTCCGCCGACGTCGCCGCAGCAGCACGCACCGCCGAGCTTGCCGAACGGACCGGAGCGGAGTCGGTCACCCGGGACCAGGGGCAGGAAGCCGCCGAGATCCTGGCCAAGCTGGTGGGGCAGCTCGGGGAGTCAGACGCGATGAACGCGCACGCTCTCACAGCGTTCTGCGGGGGCCGAATACGGTACGCCCCGGGATTGGGTTTCTACACGTGGAACGGTCGCGTATGGGGCCGCTCAGACACCAGGGTCCGGCAGGAAATCCACCGGATGGGGGCCGCGCTCGTCCTCGCAGGGCAGACACAAGCGGCACGCGGTTTCACCATGACCAACCGCATTGATTCTCTGCTGACAGAGTTGAAATCCGTTCCGTCTGTCCGGGTCGACGCTGCCGATTTCGACAACCGGCCCGATCTACTAGCTTTCCGAAATGGGGTGGTGGATCTCCGGACCGGTGTTCTCCGCCCTCACGATATGCGGGACATGCTGACACACGGGCTCGCTGTGGAATACAGCCCCACCGCAATATGCCCCCGGTGGGAGGCGTTCCTAGAAGAGATTTTCCCGGAATCCCCCGACATGCCCGCTTACGTTCAACGAATGGTCGGATACGGCATCACCGGCCACGTGTCGGAACAGGCTTTCGCGGTGCTTTGGGGCAAGGGCGCCAACGGCAAGAGCGTGCTCATCGACGCGCTGATAGACGTGTTCCGCGAGATATCCAAGACAACTCCCTTTGCAACCTTTGAAGCGAAGAACTCCGGTGGTATCCCGAACGACATTGCCGCACTGAGGGGCGCACGGTTCGTCATGGCGTCCGAGGGCGAGTCAGGGGCACCCATGTCCGAAGCGATCCTAAAGCGCGTCACCGGAAAGGACATGATCAGCGCACGCTATCTGCGCCGCGAATTCTTCGAGTTCAAGCCGTCATTCCTGCTCTTGCTTGCAACGAACCATAAGCCGAAATTCAAAAGCCAGGATGAGGGGCTTTGGCGACGCGTCAAGTTGCTGCCCTTTAAGCGGACCTTTGAGCCTCACGAACGGGATTACGAACTGGACGAAAAGCTAAGAAGGGAAGCCGAGGGCATCGCAGCGTGGGCCGTGCGCGGGGCAGTCGAGTGGTACCGGGCTGGACTGCAAGACCCGCAGGTCATCGCAGGTGCGAGCCGCGAGTATCGCGAGACCTCGGACCAGTTGGCGGGGTTCTTCCCCGGGGTTCTGGAACGGGGCTCCGAGGACGACGTCATGAATGGCACCGAAGCGTTCAACACCTATTTGGACTGGTGCGAGGAAGAGAATTTGCCCGCCCGAGAGCGCTGGACTCGGCGAGCCTTTTACGACGCCATGGAAGAGCGGGGCCTATACCGAAAGAAGACCGCAAAGGGAATCGCCCTGGTCGGGCTCCGGCTCGCCGACGAAAGCCCCGACGTCAAGGGCCCGGGAATCTTCGGCACGACCTGAATCGGGCTGCCCCATTCCGGGGGTGGCCCCTTTCAGGGGTATGCAGACCTTCTTTCACCATGTCTCCGGAGACCGCGTCACCATACGCGTACCGGAGACCGCAGACGATCTAGCCGAGTTCTGGAAATGGTTCTACGCAGCGAGGGCCCGAGGACCCATAGCCGTGGATACCGAAACCACCGGTCTCGCGATCTACTCAAGCGGCTACAGGCTCCGCACGGTCCAATTCGGCGACGCGCATACCGCGTGGGTTCTGCTGTATGAGCGCGAGGGCCACCACGCAAGCTACGCACGGGATGCACTCCGGCGCTGCCGAGACATTCTCATTCACAATGCGGCGTTCGATTGGCTGGTCTTGGACCGGCACGCGGGCATTCCCCTTGAAGACCTCGCACCGTGGACAACCGACACGCGCATTCTTGCGGCGCTGATAGACCCGCGGCAGCCATCCGAGGGCGGGGCAGGAACGGCGCTCAAGCCCCTTTCGGCGAAATGGGTAGACCCGTCCGCCCCGGACACGCAAGGCGGCCTTACAGCCGCATTCAGGTCCCTTGGGCTCACGAAAGAAACCGGGTGGGCCGGGATTCCGCTAACGCATCCAACCTTTTTGCTCTATGCCGGGTTGGACGTAATTTTCACGGCTCGACTCGCCCCGGTACTCCGCAGAGAGCTGGAACGGCTCGGCGTCCGCCCCGCCCTGGTCCCGTATGAGCACGCCATTGCCCGCATCTGCGCCGTGATGCAGCGGCGGGGCCTACTGGTGGACCGGGAGTACGCCGAACCCCTCGCGGGCCGGCTCGCCGAGGAAGCCGACCGGTACGGAGCGGTGGCAGCCCGGTACGGGGTCGCATCGGTCGGCAGCCCCGCGCAGGTGGCGGAAGCGCTGCAAGGCATGGGCGAGCGGCTGACAGAGCGCACCAGCTCGGGCGCACTCAAGACCGACAAGGCCGTGTTGTTGCCCCTCGCCGATCTTGACCGGGACTGGCAGCGCATCGGGGCCCGAGACCCCAACCCCCTCGCCGACGCGGTGCTACGGGCAAAGCGCGCGGGGAAATGGGGAGTCACCTACGCCCAAGCCTTTCTGTCGCATGCCGACGCTGCGGGGCGCATTCACCCAACAGTGTCACCACTCGCCGCACGCACAGGCCGTATGAGCGTCACGGCAGGACTGCACCAGCTACCGAGTTCCGATCACGTCATTCGCCGCGCGATCCTCGGCGAACCCGGACACGTCATGGTGTCCACCGACTTTCAGGCAGTAGAAATGCGGGTCCTCGCGGCCCTTGCCAAGGTACGACGGATGATCGCGGGATTCGTTGAGGGTGGCGACGATTTCGATATCCACATGTTCACCGCACGACTTATCAAGGGCGAGGGTGCCACCGGGAAAGACCGGAAGCTTTTCAAGGGTGCGGGATTCGGCAAGGTGTACGGGGGCGGCATCACTACGATCGCCCGGCAAACCGGCGCCCCCGAGTCTGAGATTGCCCGTGCGGTTGCCGAGTACGACCGGGTGTTTCCGGAGATCAAACGGGCGTCCTCGCGGTGGCAGCGGCAGGCATTCCAGAATGCCATGGTCTACATTTCCGCGACCGGTCGCCGACTGCCCTTGGACCGGGACCGCACGTACTCCGTCGTCAATTATGCCTGCCAGTCAGCGGCGCGTGATCTGCTCGGGCAAGCCATGCTTTCCGCCGAGGAATCCGGACTACTCGAATACATGCGGTTGCCGATCCATGACGAAATCCTCGCGTCGGTTCCAGCCGAGGACGCGCCCGAGATTGCCCGCGAGTTTGAGCGCTGTATGACCATGGATCTGTACGGCGTCCCGATCACTGCGGACGCTGAAATCGGGGGCCGATCATGGGGCAGCCTCTACGGGGCCGACTACTAGCCCCGGTAGAGCGCATTGGTTGCATTCGAGCTGGTCACGAATGGGTCACGCATTCGGGTTCCGCTACCGCGAATGAAGCATATTCGCAGATCCAAAATCATCCTTGGGGGTGATGCGCACACACTTTCATCACTCGGCGTTACTCAAATATCTCGACTTGGGGCACGACTCCAGAACTATCTCCGCGTATGCCCCGCATGTCCGTAGTCGGCGCGTTGCCGCCTTCCCGCTGCCTTCCTAAGTTCGAACACAGCAGCGATTGAGCAATGCGCAAGCCCCGTCCTGCTAACCCGGGACGGGGCTTTTTCATGCCCTGTTGAAGGCGCATCGACCCGGACCCGCGGGTTGTTTGGTGACCTCTCTCGCCCTGTTCCGGGCAAGGTTTGCTCTCCACAGAGAGCACAGCCACCCGAGAAGGGAGCGACGCTCATGACACATTTCACCGCCGAGCAGATAGCGGCAGCCAAGCGGAACGAACTGGAAGCGGTCACCGCCGTAATCGCGGAAACGGAATCGCTGATCCTGAAGAGGGCGACGGACTACGCCACCCGAGCGGGGACTACTGACCATGATTTGGCGGACGATCTCGCACAGGCGGGCCGTATCCGGGTATGGGAATCACTCGAAAAGTTCGACGGGGAATCCCCAGCACAGTTCATGGCCTACATAGACAAGGCCCTTCACTCCGCCATGTCAGAGCAACGTAGAAGGGCATGCCGGCCCGGTGTCACTGATGTCGCCATGAAGGATTTTGAGACGGCATTGGTCCTCGCTGGTGGTGACCCGTACAAGGCGGTGCGGGTGGCCACCACCAAGGAAATGGGACCCCGGAAAATGAGTCGCGATCACGCCTATGCGGCCTTTTTCGCATGGCGCGGAATGGAATCTCTGGACAAGATTCTTGGTGCATGTGATGACGGGTCATCGATCACTCTCCGGGACGTGATTGCCGTGGAAAGCGGAATCCCCGCCGATCTGCTGGAGCCGAGCGACTATTCCGCGACACGGCGTGCAACAGTACGTGAGCACGTACACCGGACCCTGGGACTTATGGGTGAGGGGCAGCGGCGCGTACTCAAATCCGATCACGGGATTTCCCCGCACCGGGACTACAGCCTCGACGGCTCAGACGCCGAGCTTGCAGCGGACATGGGGACGACCACCAAGGCGGTTCAAGAGGCGAGGGCGAAGGGACGGACGCGATTTGCGGCGCTGTACCGAGCTGGTGCCCGCGCATGGTGATCATGGCAACCAGGGAGGGCGGCACCGTCACCGTAACGCGTTGCGGGGAGACCCTTGATATTCACGTACGCGACGCAACGGGGCGAACGATCGCCACTGTGCGTAAGCCCGCCTCGGCGGGGGCGCTACTCCTCATGTCCCTTACAGGGAAGGCGGATCGGGCGAGCGGAGGGTGTCCGCGCCGCCCGCACGGGGATTCAACTACAGACAGTTAATTACTGGCGGTGACGGGGAAAGTGGCCATTTCTTGCGCAGATTCGAACGTGTGCGTCAATAGTGCGTGGTTCGGACAATGTTTCGGCCACAGGTTTGGTTGATGGTGCCTATTTGGGCAATTTAGAGGCGGGCCCAATGTGGCGTGGGTCACAGTGGAATATGCCTTTCCAATATGTTGACCAGTGCATTAACGTCGGTTCATGGTTACGCACAGCGAGGAGTACGGGATCATGACGAGTGTGGTCGTGCCCGTGGACGGGGGCGCGCGTGGCGTATGGGGTGAGTGCCCGGAACTGCCCGCAGTGCTCGGGGATGCACGCATAAGGTCATGCCGTGACCTCACGGTCGTTCTGGAATCACAAGGGGGAGTCGTCGCCGCTTTGCTGCGGGCAATGATGGAATATGCCGCTTTCCGCGTCCTGGCCAGAGACCGCACCACGGGCGGGCTTGCGGGTTGGACCGAGTGGGTCCGGCGCGGGTCCGGGGTGCTGGTCCCGTGGGATGAACCATGGACCGGATGCGCTCACGGGGTCCACGTACCTGCCCGAACGCTGCTACTGGCGGCATGACGTGACCGCCGTGCGCCGGTTCGTCGCCGGCTATGACACCGAACGGGACGCCACTGCGGCCATGCACCAGCTCGCCCGTGTACTGGTCCGGTGCGAAGTAGTGCACCGGTACGGGGTGAGTGTGGAACGGCTCTCCGGCGCGAGGGTTCGATGGGCGGTCTACCTGACAGACCGAACCCCCGACGAGGGTGCACCGGACTCATGGCAGCGGGCCGTCATGTCCGTCATGCTCGCCGACTGACATAGGTGAGCCCCGCCGCTCCGAAGGAAGAGGACCGGCGGGGCCCGGGATGCGCAGTTCTTGAAGCTCGGGGGCCGCGCAGTGCTACAGCTCGGCGGACCGGGCGAGTGCGACCAGTCCGGCGAACGCCGAGGTAGAGAGCAGCAGGGCCGGTCCGTGCGGGTCTTTGGAGTCACGGACGGGAACCACGCCGTGCGACGTGATGAGGTTGGTGGCAGCCTCTATGCACTGACCGCCGTTCTCGCTGAATGAGGACTTGAACCAACGGGGTGACTCGGTCGTCATGGGGTGCCCTTTCTCAAGTGGCGAATCATGCCCAAGGACGCTGGTCGCGTCAGCGATTCGGCCTGTAGCTGATGGTAGGCCGTCAAGATGGGCAGTACTGATGCGCTGTCCCGTTCAAGATGGCCCCGGTTCGCGGACTCCGCGTAGGACATAAGCGACCGATCCGGCATCGTCAAAATGGTCACTGGGAGTGTCATCGGACGACGAACCCCGATGCTGAACGGTGCGACTTGGACCACGGTGTTCGGCTGTTCTGAAAATTCGAGTAGCCGCGTGAACTGTGCACTCATCAAGGCGTCGTCTCCGATGGGACGGAGAAGACAGCTTTCGTCAAGTACAACGATGATCAGCGGCAGCGGTGTTCGACCAAGCGACGCTTGACGCTGCGCAACCAGCGCGACCCGCTCGTCTGCCTGTTCCCGCAAAGCAACGCCCCGCTTGACGGTGCTGTCTCCAAGCGCGGATGCGTACTCCGGGGTCTGGAGCAACCCCGGTATCACTCCGACCTCGTACAGCCTGATCTCTGCGGCTCGCGCCTCATGCCCTAGATATTCCGGAAACCCCTCCAGAAGCGCCGTTTGCCTCACGGCCAGACTCTGACGCTCGAACTGATCTCCGGTCCCGAAAACGCGGTCAACGGCTGTTGCAAAGCGGCGAGTTGGAGAGCGACGGCCAATTTCTACGGCGGAGACATGCGACCCGGAGCACCCAAGCCGCACCCCTAGTTCTTCCTGCGTCCAGTCGCGCTCATCCCGCAACCTGCGTAGACGTGCGCCGAAAGCTGCCCCGGGGCCGCTCTCGGGGTCCAGTTCCCTACGGTTCACCATCCTGACTCCCGATCATTCAAGCAAGTGCCGTCAGTTGAACAGTACTTCGGTCGTAGTCCACTCTGTGTCTCCCCGGTAGCGCTTCCACTACGGAGAGGAGTGGTCATGCCCGGCAAGAACGTAGCGGAACGGCCCCAACTCGCGGTTGGTGACCTCGCGTACGACACCCGCAAAGGTGCCGTGGGGGTCGTCATGGATACGGGTGCGGTGGTCGATGGTCGCTACTCCCTCCGTCCGCCAGGCGGCGGCATCGAGTGGAACGCGGAGCGCGCGGACGTTCGGCCGGCCACGGTGGCGGACCAGCTCCGTCCCGCCCTGGCCGAAGCGAACGCGCGGAGCCGAGGGGGGCAGTAGTGAAGGTGACCACACGGTTCCGCAACCTCTTGTGGACCTTGAAGAAGACGGAATTCTGGGGTGCCCGGGTGCACATCCAGTGTGTCTCCGGAACGCCGCAGTGCGGTGCCGCACCCCCGCCGGGACCGGAGCGCAGAACCTCGCGCGGTGCACTCGCTTGGTCCGAGCGGCACATGAGGGACACCGGCCACCTGCGCTATGACCGCGCACTGTTCGAAACGCTCCAGTGGGACCCGCCCGAGGGCATCGACCCGCGCACGCTGCCGGGGGTGACCACGTGACCCGCACGTCCAGCTACCTCGCGGAGATCGCAGCGGAAGGCGCCGTATACGGACGCGAGGAGTGGGTGCGGGTGGTGCTCGCCACGCGCGAGAGCCCGTACGTCCGCCCCATCGCGCGGTGGCTGTCCGATCAGGCGTTGCGCATCGCTACCCGGCTCGACCCGCAACCGCGGATGCTCTGGTGTCCACGGAACGCGCTCCGCCCCGTGCCGGACGTCGTGAGCGACCGGACCGGCGACGTGCCCGCACGGTTGCGTGAGTGGGCGGAATCCCGCTCTGAACAGCGCGCAATCGTCGAGCTGTTGAAACGCGGGGACCCGTTCGCGCTGACAGCGAGCGACCACACCGGGGTGTACACGTTCACCCTCCGGCCCGCGCCCGTCACCGTTGCGGCCACTCCGCCACCCCCGCCCCCTCGCCGCGCACTGGACAGGTGGCAGCGAAGTGACCCGCCGCTGAAGAGACAGGTGCCTGTCCCGCTTCCGCACTGAAGATGTCCGCCCCCTGAGTACCTGGCCACAGAACATGCAGGTTCATCATGCGGGGCGGCAAACCGGTCCGCCCGACCGGCCATGGACAGCGACAGTCGGGCGGACCACCACCTACCCCCGCTCCGTGCGGCAGTGTCCGCCGACACTGCGAAGGAACGTACGGAGCGGCACCCCCTCGGACCCGTGCGGTCGGCCCCACAGGTCCGAGGGAAGAGGGGGCGGGCACACCTCCCGCTCCCTGGTCCCGGTCGCCCCCGCACCGCACTGCGCGGGTGGCCGGGACCCCATCGCCGTAGAAGGAGGGACAGCCCATCATGGCGCTGCACGTCGACCCCGCGCCCGACCTCCCCGGCGGTGTCAGGGCGGTCCGAATATGGGACTCCAACGCTCCCGCTCAGTGCGTCTACACCCCCCGTACGACCTTCACCAAGTTCATAGGTCACGTCCTGGAAGGGGATTACGAATCCCTGGAAGCAGAGGACGAAGAGATGATGACCGCGGCAGCGGCGGCATGCGATGCCGTCGGCGGGCAGTACGGCATCCTGCCCGACCCGCCCCAAGAACCCCCGAACGGCAGCGCCGAGGACCGGCAGCCGGTCGGGTCTGCAAGGACAGTGCACCACTCCAAACAGGAGGTAGAGCACATGACAGTTGCAACCAGGGAGCTCCAGTGCGGACGGGATCTTGTCCCGGTCGAACTGTTCGACTCCATCGTTGCGTTCACGGTCGGGCACTTCGGGCAGACCCCGGAGCGCGCCGGACGCATCGCGGATCAGGCACTCGCCTTCGTCGCGACTGCGGCCACCGCCACCGTGCCCATGGTCCCGTCGGACGACGTTGACCACGGTCTCCACGCGTTCATCCTGCACACCAAGGAGTACACGGCGTTCTGCCAGAAGCATGCGGGCCGGATGCTCCATCACAACCCCCGGCCCGGTGGCGGACCCCGCACGCTGGAAGCCGTCCGGACCAGCGCGCACGCGATGAAGGCGCGCGGGTTCGCGGTCTATGACGATCTGTGGACCGTGTGCGGAGAGAACGCCGCACAGTGCGACTCCGACTGTGGACGCCCCTACGCGCTCACCGGTGGTGAGGGCGAGGACGACGGCGGGGAACCGAACCCGCCCACGGGTGACGGTGACGATGGGCGCCAGTACGGCGAGTAG